ATAGAGAGTTGTAATCACCTAAAACTTTTTGATAATAGGAAACGGACGGGCTCATTAGAGATCTTAGCTCAACTTGACAAGGCGCGAACTCTAAATCTTTTTTTTCCTTTCTTCCTACTAAGAAATTTTTAAAATATTCTTTTGCAACCGGAGGTTCTACGTGAGTCATCCATTTTTTTAAATTATTTTTATTATTAAAATCTGTAGCAAAATAACTTTCCTTGTTAACAAACTTTATTAGCTCATTGTCGTATTTGTCCCTTCTTGGAAAATACTTATGGTAATAGTCTTTTACTTTTAGCTTATGACTTTTTAAATGAGCATGCAGGCTCCTATCTGATGGAAAAGTTTTGCCGCACTCTTTACATTCAACCATTAAGGACCTCCTCTTCTGTTAGGCCCATGATTCTACATTTAATTTCATCCATTGTAGAGAGTCTTTCGACTTCTTCCTCCAAAGCTTTTTTTCTAATCTCGGCGAGCTTAATCATTTTGTGACGAGATTCTTCATCTTTCCACATTTCTACCAAATTCAAAATAGAAGCGTTTTCTTTAATTTGTTTACTGAGTCTTTGACTTCTTTTTTCTTTTAGCTCGTTGAGGAGTTTGGTCTGTCTGTTAACGCATTGATTGTATTCTGTTTGCGCGGTGTTGATTGACTCAACCAAGCTCATAGCCATTCTTTTACCTTCAGTTTCTTCGGCCGCTTGATCTAAAAGTTCCTGCAGCCTTTCTACTCTAACTTGAATATTTGAAGCTATAACTACCTCTGCAGAAAGTACAATATACTGGTCTACTTCTTCCTGAGTTAAATCTGGTTTGTCATGAGTATATCTTACAAAGCTACTTTCAAAAAGCTCCCTGTTATCTTGAGAAGCATAGTTTGATATTTGATGCAAAAATCTATATGTATGCATGTAAGCTATTAGCCTAGATATATTCTTTTTGTCAGAAGCCTTTAAATTGTTTTTGTCTATGCCTTCGTGAACATATTTGTTGATTCTCGAGATAGCTTTAGTTTCGTTTTTGGGAGGAAGATAATCACTGGGCGAAACCTCTTTAACAATCTCCGACAAAACAACTTTGCCGTCTATAGTTTTGACAAAATCGCTACATGCCCGAAATCTCCTGTCGGAAGGATTTATTTTTTCTCCATACAAAGTCTCGCACATGTCAGACACTTTCATGGTAGAACAGTTGTTGTACAGGAAGTCTCTTTCCTCTTGATTTAAATTGTAGCCTTCTTTCTTGTCGGAAGTTGCAACTGTCTTCTTTCCTTTTGAGGCCAAGTAGCTTTTTATAGCTTTGCCGTAAACACTTCTGCCGTCCCGAAATTTTTCATCAATATCTGGGAAAATTAAACCTACTAATTCCTTGATTGCGGTTACTCCTTTGTCCTCATAGAAGTCGTCTATAGAAACTTCCTGCTCAGGTGCAAGGACTACTTCATCTTTCTTTTTCATATGTTGATACTTTCTGAAATAATCTCTTTAGCTTTTTCTATTATAGACTTTTTTATATTTTTAATTTGCTTATATCCGGGGCTTCTATTCTTTTCAGAAGTTTTATACCCAAGTATCTTTGCTACTTCTTGTTCGTTTTTATTTTTTAGATACAAGTTTTCGTATACGATCCATTCGTTTGTTTTTAGTTTATCTTTAAGTTTCGTATTTAGTCTTTTAAGCACTGCGTCAAAGTCGAACTCTTTCATCTCCATATTCTCTGTTTCGTGCCCTACAGACTCGAGAGGAGAAGGAAGCTTTGTAAGGTAAGCTGCTTTTTTAGTTTTTTCCCAATGCGCAAATAGCGGGCAAGAAGAGTTCTGAGTCCCGTAAATATAACATAGAGAATCGGACTCTGCCGCGGCGCATTTCAAGCAAGGCCTACAGTAATTTCCATAGTTATTTCTAATCAGGTTTTTAATCTGGTTAGAAATGAGAGTGTTAATCCAAGGAGCTAAAGATTTAGACTGATCGTAAAGATGCCACTTTTTGAATATGTGGATTCTGATTATTTGAGCGACGTCATCAAAATCCATCCAAGATAAAGCGGTCAGATTCCATCTTCCGCGCCTCTTGCTTATTTCAGAGTCAATTGACTCAATGCAGTCCTCGAATTTTAGCTTCTTTTTTCTTGGCATGCTAGGACTTCTTTATGCTTCCAGCATCATTTAAGAAGTCCTGTTCTATGTTTCTTTTTGAGTAAGACGAGTCTCTCTCCCTAGATTCGTCTATACTATCTTCTGTTGCACTGCCAACTATGTCTCCTAACTTATGGACGTTTGATCCAAAAGTTCTAAGGTCAAACTCCAAAGCATCAATCTCTACTTCAAAGTTGTCTTCGTCTTCGTAATCTTCTTCTACTACCTGTTGAACTACTTTTCTAACAGGTTTAGTTTTTGCAGTAGAGGCCACGTATGGCTTTCCGCAACCACTACAGAAATTGGGCTTCTGCATTGAATAAGAAGTTCCAGCTCCACAACTACTACAATAAATCTTCATTAAATTATTTACACTATATATTTTATAAGTTTTTTGCAAATATACAAAAAAAAGTGTAAGCTTTAATATGGAAAATATAAAGTTTTCCAACTGCGAAGGTGTGGAATATGAAATTAAGTGGAGGAAACCTCATCGTAGCTACAACGCTGACGGTCTCTGCTGCAATCCACAAGTAAAAGATCCGAAGATACTTATAGACCCAACTCTTAGGGAAAACAGATCTTTGAGCGTCTTAATAGAAGAAGTTACTCACGCCTTCTTTTGGGACATTCCAGAAAAAGACGTAAGGAAGTTTGCTCCTAGATTAGCTAAGATTATTAAAAAAGCAGGTTGGGCTAAAGAGGGATCTGATTAACTTTTGTCACTATAAACTTTGTAAGTTCGGATCTGACAATATCACTTTCGTCAAACTCGAAAGTATGAATACCCATAGATCTACTCTCATCGTCATCGAAAGCATCGTAAAGCCTCTCAAAACCCCCTCTGTTGCCGTTTTTTAAATCAGTCTGCATTGGATCTGCCATAATAAAACAACGCGAGTATTTGCCTATTCTCGTAAGAACTGTAACTATCTCCCGAAATGAACTGTTTTGAGCTTCGTCGAGAAGTATGGCCTTACTGTTCCAGCTCATACCTCTAGCGAAGTTTACAGGATGAATAGATACTCTTTTTTCTTTTTGCAGCTTTTTCACAGTTTCTTCGCTTAATAGTTCATCTAACTTATCCATAAAAGGTAAATTGTAATAGTGAAGTTTCTCATCTGCGTCTCCGGGGAGAAAGCCTAAACGGGAATCCGAGCTTTCTACAGCAGAACGCATATAGATAACATCTGATACTTTAGAGTTGTTTAATAACTGAAGCGCAGAATAAACTGCGGTTAAAGTCTTAGAGCTTCCGGCTGGGCCTTTACATAGTATTAGTCTTGTGTTTTTACTAAGAGATAACTCTATAAATCGTTTTTGTTTTTCTGTCCAAGGAAGTTCATCTATATAAAAATTATCTTTTGGCTTAATAGGTTCTCTTTGATGAATTTTGACCTTACCGTCCGTTACTTCAAGAGATTCAAAGTCTCCTGCACGTTTAACTTTTGCCATCGTTTATATTTTACACTTGTTTTCGTGTAATTACTATAAAAGTTATGAACGGGATTACCAACATTCAACCTTCGGACGTCGTTAACGTTATAGGAGAAGGTATTTCAAAAGAGCAGGCAGAAACATTCGCTCAGCAAATGGTGGGTGATTACGGCTGGCTACTTCTTGTTGCGATAATAACAATTATGGCAAAAGACATGATTATGAATTTTGTTCAAGGTGTTCTTGTGTTTATGGGGAATGATTTCAATAACGATGACATTATTTATATTTCTGGACGACAAGCGCGTATAGTTCGCGTCGGAATTCGTAATACGGTTTTTTAC